GCCACTAACTTAGTAAATGGCACTCCAGCGGCATTTGCTGCACCCGCAACAATTGGTAATCCTTTTTCTAGTTTCTGGAAGTTTAAAGCACTTTTTGCAGTTGCCAATGAAAGTATATCAATAATTTCAGGTGCATCAGTAGAGCTAAAGTCATCAAATGAATTAACCATCGCACCTACTAAATTAGCAGTTTCGTCTAACTCAGAGTTCATAGCAATAGAACCCACAATAGTAGCTTCTGTTAAATCAATTATTTCTTGTTGTGAGAATCCTAATCTAGCATAGGCAATTTGCAATCCAGTAACCTCTAGTGCTGTTTTAGCGGTTATAGCTCCTAATCTCTTAGACTCATCTATAAGCCCACTCATTTCTTTTTTAGTTACTTGTAATATACCAGATAGCGTTGCATTTGCTTTTTCAAAATCTTTTATTAAAGTAATTGAGCTTCTTATTACTTGAACCGCCAAGAAAGCACCACCCATTAAACCCATTGCACTGGTTAATTGCCCTACAAGTCTTCTAGTACCCTTTAAAGCACTACCATAGTTACCAATATTTTTAGTGTAGTTTCTAGTAGCTGCATCAACCCTTCTAACTTTTGATCCTAATCGGTCAAATTCTCTTTGTGCTTTTTTAACCGCATCAGTGTTTTTAATTTCAGCAGATAATAGGTTAGCTAGGTTCTTTCTTGAAATATTATAATCCTTATTTAATCTACGATAAGCACTACTAGCCTCTAGGGTTGCTTTTTTTTGTTTTAGAAGTGCTAATTTATTCCTTTCTATCGCATCAGCTTCTCTTAATCGTGCTTTGTTAGTCTTTGTAATACCGGCAGTAAATTTATCAAATGCCTTTTCTCTATCTTGTGCTAATTTAATCTCTGCTAATCGTACTTTTTCAACAGATTCTTTAACTTTATTTTGCGCATCAGCATTCTTTTTAAGTCTAGTTTCTAATCCTTTTGGAGTTTTAACACTAGATAAATCAGTATTTAATGTACGTACACTTTTAGATAGTTCAAGAATACTCATATTCATTTTATCAATTTTCTTGATACCTGAATCTAGTTCCTCAATTGCTTTCCGTGCGACTAATATATCTATTTGACCTTTTGCCATTACGCTGCTTTTTGTTTTTTAACTTTCTTCTCAACTCTTTTAATATAGGCTATCCACCTTGACACTGTTGTTTTTTCAGAGTCTATGTGGTTTTTCCCTAACCATTCCTCTACATTTGCAATCTGCTCATCAATACTTATTTTTTCTTGCGTTAATTCCTTTTTATATTGTTTTTCGTAAGCTTTTTCTTTTATTTGAATACTAGATTTAAGCGTTTTAAGTTGACTAATTATTCTATTAACTTGGTTTTGTAATGGTTTTAGTGGATCAATCTTATAACCCCATGTTCTTAATTCATTACTATAATCTTTTCTTCCTTTTCTAGTTGATTGGCATACATAAGCATCTAATAAAGACGAACAAATAACCAGTTTAGTAGTCATTTTACTTATTAATGCAAGTTGTCTAAATGAGGCTTTTATCTCTCCATCATCTTTTAATGTTAAATATTCTTTAAATATTTCTGACCATGTTTCGTTTAATTCTTTTTGTAAATCTTCATCAATAACAACATCTTCCCAATCATGTATTAAATACTTATATTCCTTAGTATCTAGAATTTCTTGAAATCTAAATAAGCTTAATGTTTTACAAGATTTATATATTTTCATGCTCTTATAATTGTTTTAAACCAAATTTGTAATTGAGGTGCTATGATTTTGAAATTAATATCTTCTTCGTGTTGTACAGTTGCGAAAAATATATCCTCACCATACTTTTCAATCAAACTATCCTTTTTAAAATCAGTTGGAAATATCTCTAAAATGAAACTACCATAATCGGTTGTAAAAGATTTGAATAAATTACCTTCATCAAATAATGTAACACGAGTTGTGTCTTGTCCTTTTATCCTTTTTACAGCTACCGTAAATGGTGAGTATTCTGGAGTTATTTTTTTACCCTTTCCATCAATACCCTTTTCAAATAACTGTTGTAGTCTAACTAAATCAACTATTTCCTTTTCAAACTTTAAGATTATCTTTGCTGTTTGTTGTTCAATTCCATTTCTAGCCTTAACTAGCCTATCTTTCATTCCTAACAAATTCATAATCTATTTTTTAAAGGGTGAGTAATAACCCACCCCTTTAGTTTAAAATTATACTACTGTTGCAGTTAACTTATTAGATTGATAACCAACATCACCAACTAAAATAGCGTTGGTTTGAGGTGTTACCGTAGCATCCCATAATTGAACATCAACAACTTCGTTAGTCGCTAAAGCTGCTAGAGTACCTGTATATCTTCCTGGAATAGTTGCGCTTTCAACCCAAGTAGTCGCAGTAACAACGTCATCTACATTTACCAAGAAATTAGCTGTTGCTAATCCCGCTAAAGCAGTTGTATTGTCAGCAGCACTAACCACATCAATAATAATAGTTGTGTCTGTATCTGATGGCTCTGCATTATATGAAATTAAAATATCGTTTAAACCGTCAGCGTCAACTGGAGAGAATCCAGTTTCAGTTGCTGAGAACCAAACTAATCTATCGTCCCATTCTGCTCTATCTAATAATTGGAATTGGATAGATTTTGAAGTAGATACAGATCCATCATTTAATTTAGTTTTCATTGCTGAGAACATACCACATTTAAATCCTTTTGAAACTCCTGCTAAGTTTTCTGTCATAAGCCAGTTTCCAGCTTCATCTACTATTAAAATATCAAAAGCACCGAAACTATCAAGACTAGACATAGCCTTATTAAAGTATTCACCTTTTTTGTATTCTAAAGTAAATTTATATCTACCTAGATTAGCTTTAATCTCTACTCCAGATTGAGTAGTTTGAATTGTGTCATCTGCTGAATCATCTATAAATCCTATTGCTTCGATTAAAGGAATCGCAGTTCCTTGTTGTATTAAATCTAACATATAATCTTTATCAAAATCATCTGCATCGGCTATTAATGTACCTCTTTTGATAGCATAAATACCGTTAATTAGTTTAATCTCAAAAGCACAGTTGTTTGTACCTGTACCCAGAGCGTGTAAACCGCAATTAAGTTTGTTTTTTATTGTTCCTACTAACATAATTATTTTATTTTTTTAATTGAACGTAAATATTCTGCACCCTTTTCAGTAACAGATATACTTCCACCTGCTTTATAGTGCTTTTTTTGAGTGATAAAATCGGCAATCAATTTATAACTGCTTTTTTTTATCCCCTCTTTTTTAACTTTTTTATTTTTATCTTCCATGATTAAATGGTTTTTTTAATTGTAAATAATTGTACCTAAACATCCATCGTTAAATTCGACCTCTATTGTGAGTTTTACAGCATCCCATAATTCAATAGTGAAATTCTTATCAGCCTCAGAATAATTAGGAAATTTAAACACCTCCCAATCGCCAAGAACACTTGATATTGAAGCCTTTTTTAAGCCTTGTATCAAATAGTCAGTAGTAGGATTTAAGATAGTATCAAACGATAGTATATATCTCTGATCGTTAAATAAATCTTCTCTACTTTCTTGTGTAGCTATAATAATTTCACATGTTTTATTTAATCTTTGACCTCTATTGATATAATTATCAGCAGTGGGTAATAACCAAATTAACGGATAAGGGCTTTTTTTGGTTTTAAGATATTTGTTTAATTCTACCTTATCGCCCCAATGAAAAAACGGCTTGTTTGAAACATTGTCATTAAGCCTAATTAGCGGTATTGTAGCCACTATCTCTCTTAATCTATGTTCTGATATAATCATATTCCAAATCTATTAACCGGTGTGTAAACCTTAAATTGAAAGTCTGGAAAAGCCGTTGGATCTAACTCGTTAGCGTCGTTTAAATACTGAAATAAAGAGGATTGAACCTCGCTATCTATATAATTATAAACAACACCACTTTGTGCTTGTGTTAAGGTTTTAATACCTCTATAAACATTTCTTGCGCAGTAATAAAGTTTCCCTTGATACTGTTCAATGAATTTAGACCAGGCAATTACATATTTATTTCTAAACTGTGCGTTAAGTGCGTTGTCTGAGGTGTTTCTAACCATTCCAGTAGTAGTATAAGTAAATTCATCGCTTCTTAAAAAGTTGCAATAAATATAAAACGCCACTAAACTTTGTTTGTCAAAACCTCTTAAACCATCCCAACGATATGTTATTGAATCTAATATATAATCCTTTCCTTCAACCAAATCTTGCCATTTTTGATCCGCACTAGGCAAATCAGCTAAAGCAAGTTGTAACTCATTATAGAGTGGTACTCCTAAAGCATTAATCATTAATTGACGTTCATATTTTTCAATAAACGCATCAATTTCACTTTGTACTGAAGGAGATCCCTCAGGAACTGCATTTACATCTTTATTATTAGGAATAAACCCTTCTAACTTCCCAAAATATGTGTTGTCTATTAACATTATTTAGCTTTTTAAAGCAAGGGAGTGTTAGTCCCTCGCTTAGTTTATTAATCTTCTACCGTTAATTCTTCTTTCTTTAAATCAAAAGCTTTTTTAACAGTTGCTCTGTCGTCAGCTTCAAACTCTTTTAAAGCCTCTAGTGTTTCTACATTTTCGATTAACTCGATAACATCTTTACATAAAGGTTTTGAATTTTCAACCTTCTTATCTATTAATGATAATTCCAATTTATCACGCTTAACCCTAACTTTTAATTCCTTGGCTAATCGTTTAATTCTCTTATCACTTCCTTTGATAATTAGTTCCATAATTAACTATTATGCAGTTTCTAATTGAGTTTTCGCAGTACTAAATTTACCAAATGTAAACCAGTAAGGATTATAGATAGGGAAAATAATTTCTTCCTCTATAACTACTACAATTTCATTCTTTTTAACAGATTCAACATCCTCTACAAATTGAATGTTTAAAGGAGTAAACTCTCTTAATTCAACACCATTTCTACTGAAATCACCAGCAAGAAACTTACCATAAGGCATTGCAGTTGTATAAGCAATTGGTTTACCATTAACACCTGTTACTCTACCATTTGCATCTTTAGAAAGATTTAAATAGTTAAGTTGAGAATCTTTTAACAGACCCATTTGAGTACCCTGAGAAGGATGTAATACATAACCTGTATTCATATATTCCCCAGCTTCTAAATTAGCATCAGTAACAGCTAAAACATCATACTCTTGTGCTCCATCGATAGCTAAATAGAAAGGAGATGTAGATGAACCTGTCCAAGCACTTGTATCTGCTTCAACAACAAATGTAAGATCAATTATAACCTGAGTAGTGTTAATCACCTCAACAGATTTATGTTCAGCATTATATGAAGCTTCAGTTGCGTTTGCAATTGTTAAATTATCACCATTCTTAAGGTTATGACCGTCATCAAATGTAAGTAATGCTTGCGTACCAGCATTATATGTGGCAACACTGTCTATTTCACCAGCAGCATAAGCATTAGGTGCTAAATTGAATGCTTGTGCATCATTAGCTAAACCTTGAACATTATTACCAGCACCATCACCGAAAAGTAATTGTACATCCTCTACAAATAATGTAGCATCAGGTAATTTAGCCATAACTTTATTAATAACCCATTGCAATCCATTTACTTTAATTTCACGTTTTGAAATTCTCATTGAATTTGCAATTCGTTTTAAAGTCCAAGTGTTTTCTTTTGATTTAAATACACTTTCTGGAGCTTCTCCATTTTCTGCTAACATAACAGCACCTAGAGTTAAAGCGTCTGTAAAGTCATAAACTTGACCCGCTACAATTTGAGCTTGATCTGTCATACTTACATTAATTAAATCTCTAACATGAGATGTGCGAGTAGGAGCGTCATCTCTAACAATATCAGAAACTTCACTAATCATAACCACACCCGTATGACTTGACATATCAACAGTAGCTTTAGTTGTCATTTCTTTCAACTCAATACTATTGTCTTTTTGACCTAAAAACATCTTATTTGAAGCCCCTTTAAATCCTCTACTTTCAAACTCTTCAAATTCTTTAGAACATAAACCCCTTTTAACCAACTCTTGGATTTGTGTTTTTCTACCAGCTTTTCTACGAACATCAGGAATATCATTTTCCTTCATTTTAGCTAGAATATTCCCTTGTGTTTTTACTATTTCTCTAATAGATTCACCAGCCTCTTTAGCTGTTTTAACTTCCTCTTTAAGATCAGCAATAGTTTTAACATAATCGTTCAATGCTTCAATAGGCATTTTTTCAATAGACTTGTTAAAATCTGCTTTAACCTTCTCAACTTCTTCTTTTGTAAGGAAGTCTTTTGTTCCTTCTTTAAGCTTTGCTTCAAAATCAGCGATAAGCTTAGTTCTTTGATTCTCTGCTCTTTCAGCAAAATACTTGTTTTGGTCTTCTTTAGATAATTTCTCTATCTCTTCAACCGATAGTTCTTTAAATTTCATGTTTAATTGTTTAAATGGTTTATAATTATTTGTTTACTTTGAAGTGCTTGTTCAGCGGCTTCGGCTTCTTGTTTCGAAAGTGTTTGTTCAACGGCTTTCTTTTTATCTAAATTTAATATTTGTCCAGTAGAACTATTGCTACCAAACAAAACTAAACTACTTTCCATTATATTCTTAGCCTCATCGACAACCCAAAAGAAAAATATCTCATCGAAATCTTCTTTGTTGGCTATAAGGTCTATATTTGCATCAAATAATTCTTTTTCTTCTGCATCATCAGGATTACTACTATTCATGGCTAAAGCAATCTTTACATATTGCATTCTAACACTAGCTTCTATTTCTTCACCGCTTTCTAACCATTCTTTAGACTCTTTACTAACTATTTTATCTTTAGGTACTTTATAAATTAA